CTACAGCACCATTAGCAATCAGCGCATTAGTGATAGCGTCATTCTCAATATCACCAGTAGTGATGTCTTTAACAGTAGCATTAACAGGCCCAACCAAAGAGCCTAGCGTATTGTTAGAAGTGTCATATGCCTGCGCCCAGAAATATCTGGTGTCGTTGGCGTCAAGGTTACTTAAGACAAAAGACTCGCCTGTAACGTTTTGCTGACTTGCCCCGCCAATACCACTGTCGTCATCATAGTAGATTTTAGTGTAGTTAAAGTCATTGTTAATTGGGTTAGTCCAGTTGACGTAAATCTCTCGTACACCACCAGAAGCAGTCAGACCAGTGACATCCGTGGTAGAGTTTACATCACCAGAGCCAGCAATAACTGTAGGTCCAAGCACACCGGGAAGGGTGGTGTTGTCAGACTCAAAGGCTACGTCTTGATACTCGTCATAGGTAGTAGTGGTCGTCTCACGCAGCGTAAGATTGGTTTGTAGATCACCCCCGTCCACAATACCAAAGGACCATTGCACAACCTCGAATATCTTGTTTGAGAAGCCTAGCCGAGCGTTAGTGACGTTTACAATGTCACCTACCTGCAAGGCAAAGGCTTGAAGACCGAAGGCTCCTGTCAGGGTAAGCTGGCTACGGTTACGCTCAAGGGCGATGTTAGCCAACCTCTGTGCCTCACCGGGGCTATCAGTAAACGGCAGGGGCAAGTCCAACACAGACTCCAAACCACCATCTATATCAATAAAGGTCTGGCTAGAAACCAGAGGGTAGTCCGTCATCTGGTAGTTACTAGCTGGTCCCTTGAATACCCCTCGTACTCCGTTGAAGTTATCCCTGCGAGAGTGACGGGTAGAGATGCTCAGAGGCGACCGTAGATCGTCCTCATTCAGCGTTACGGTAGGGGCTACATATTTACCAGCTAACAGCCGCCACTTGCCCTGTGCGTACCACAGAGTGCCTGCACAGGTGCCTGTAAGCTGAGTCAGCAAGTCGATAGGGGTCTGAGAGGTTAGCCAAGCACCGTTACAGGTGTATCTGGTACTGCTATCAGTGGAAACAGTCTCGTCACAGATGTTGGCTGCTGTAGACACTTTGGTGTCATCAATGTTGCCAGTAGCCTCGCCAAGGCCATAATCAGAGTTAATGAGATAGTCACGAATAATTAGTGCTGGATTGTCAGACCAAGCTGTAGTGGCAGTACGAGGGTCATAGAGCTTCTTGCCTCGCACAAGTGCAGTGACTGAGGGCAGACCACTTTGGTAACGGTCAATATCGCCCTCTTCTTCAGGACGGTCAAACTTAAACATAACAGCCAAGTGAGCAATGCCCTGTAGCTTATGGTTAGCAGTCCACTTACCACCACCAAAAGATACACCGTCAACAGACAGACTTTGCCCATCCAAGGAGGTGGTATGTCCACCCAGAATCTTACGAATTTTAATAAACCCGCTAAACCGAGTGTCGGCACTGCCAATGACGTTGCCGTTCTCGTCTACTTCTCGGACCTCAGCTACGTTACCGTCTGAGCCAAGAGATGTTACTTTGTAGTTGTCGATGTAAATTTCTTCAAAGGCGTCGATCTCATGCGCTGCATATGCAACGATACGACTCAGGTACTTGTTATCTGTGCCGTGTGCATGGTCAAAGACAATAACACCGCCGATCTTAGTCTTGCCATAGACAACCTGATGGTGAAGAGCAGAACCCTTCTGGTTGACTGTGTACCCACCAGTAGAAAGCCCTGCCACCTTGGACTGAAGCTCTTCTACTTGCCGTTGGTTCTGATAGGCTAGGTAGCCTTGGCCGATAGCACCAATGCCAACAAGTGCGGCGGTACCTATAGCCCCAAGGCCAATCACACTAGCCGCACTAGCGCCAGCAAAAGCCCCGCCAAGAATGGCTACGCCGGTAATTGCCATATTATTTTCCTATATACTTGGAGTACACTCGCTCGATCAGGCCGAAGCCTAAGAACTTCATCACCACGTCAAATGGTCTGTGTACTTTTGTATTGATAGTCAGAACTGAAACCCCATCCTGCTGAAGGCATTTCTCTGCAAACTGGATTAGCTTAATACCAGTGTGGCCTTTTCTGTAGTCAGGGTGCAAGTAGATAACATCATTAACGGCAAAGATATGGTCTTTGTAGTGTAGGTTGTAAGAGGCAACAACTACAAAATATCCTACTAACTTGCCCTCTTCTCTGGCAGTAAAAATCTTTAGCAAACCTTTACTTTCCAGATAGTGATACCTCTCCCAATCAGGGTTCAGCTTTATCTTGTCTCTATTTAGGGCAATCTCTTGCCAGTGTTCTTCTAGCAGCGGTCGGATGTCGTTCTCGACTTGTACCAAGAACTCTTGCTGATAATTCACTCGGGTATAGACCCCCATATAATCTTCTTGGTCTGAAGGCCCTCTACAAAATCTAGGCCCTTGTCACCAGCATACTTGTCCTTCTGATATGCAGAGGTATAGCGGGTTGCTGCTGGACGCTCTAGGGCTACCAGCTTGTTCTCTACAGTCATAACAATGGTGCTGGTCTCAGGGCCTTCGTCAATCGTCATCTGGTCCATATAGCCAGAAAATACTTCAACGTAGTCTGCTGGCGTCCCCATGACACCGAAGTATATCTTACAGACTCGACCTTGGTACTGCGTTTGTAGGGCGTGACTAAGCAGGCTTGACGGGATGCCACTCATAGTAAGAGTAGCGCCCCTAGCTGCTATATCGGCTGTCTCTTCGATAGCTTCGATCTGTAACAAGGCACCAGCACCCTGATAGGTCTTGCTGTTGATGGTCTTGTCACCAACGCCAGTCCACAGGTATAGCTCACTAGGGGAATCAAAGAGTAGATCGACAGCGAAGAACGGCTCAATAACATCAGCCGTCAACGCTGTCTCTACTACAGAGGTAAGGTCTCTACTCATTTAAGGGAGGTCTTAGCCGTCACTCGACCGTAGACAGCCAATGCACCACCACCTACAGTGATAGCCTGCATAATAAGGTCTACAATCTGTTGTTGGGAAGCTGCATCTAGCTCAAGACCAAAGCTGGTCAGAACAGAAGAGGCAAGCATAAGCAGTACCCCCCATACAGTCTTCGACATAAACCATTGCTTTTGATCAGTCATAATATTCTCCTTAGTTGTTCTTAAAAGTTTGGGGTCCAAGGACCGTATAGAGGGTGGTTAGAAGCTAGGCGTCCACGTCACGGTTCCATTGCTGGTGCCCCGTGGATCGCTGCTGGTTGCGTCTGTGATCTGCAACGTAACGATCAAGTCGCCGGTTGCAGCGGTTGCGTAGCTGGCAGTCACGTTCGAGTTCGACGTCAGCTCGCCAGCAAACTTAGTCTGGTCGTAGCCTGAAGCCGCTGGCAGTCTCAGGATAATGACCCCGCTGCCACCGTGACCGCCCAAGGCCTGCTGCGCCCCTGTTCTAAACGACGAGCCACCGCCCCCGCCGCCGACATGGGGCTGAGCATTAGGGCTGCGGTTAAGGTATGTGCTGTTATTCGACCCAGTCCCGTTACCGCCGCCACCTTGACCGCCATCACCGGGCAGGTATGTGCCATTATCTGCCGAGCTGCCCCCGCCACCGCCTGCTCGGTAGGTTGGCGTGCCGGTGATGGTTGATTGCAAGCCATCGCCGCCTTCGCCGCCATAGCCAGATCCTGTAACATTTACATCGCCACCGTCAGCCCCTGCACCGCCGCCGCCGCCGGACGACAAATAGTTGCCGTAGGAATACTGACCAAAGCCGCCGTCAGAGCCTTGGCTCCCAGTGCCGCCCAAATTTTGCACATTGGCGGCATCCGCACCGCCACCGCCGCCGGAGCCACCGGGTGCACCCGTTTCTGTGCCGCCTGTGCTGTTGTTGTAGCCTTCACCGCCCCGACCGCCGCCAGTGGCGCTAAAGAGCGTCGTGGCGCCTGCCACCATTGTCGTGTCAGAGCCGTTAGTGCCGAGCAGTGTGCCGCTGCTGTCGCCTCGGGTGCCGCCCTTGCCGACCGTAAACACATAAGTTGAGCCGGAGGAAATTGTGAGCGAACTGGAGACAGCCGCACCGCCGCCGGAGGTTTCTGTGGCGCTCGACCCCGCCCAACTCGTGACGTAGCCGCCAGCACCGCCAGCACCGCCGCCGCCACGGAAACTACCTCCGCCATTGCCCGAAGACCCTGCACCACCGCCAGCTACAGCGAGGAAGTTCAGACCAGTGCCGTCCCATGTGACCGCACCATAACTCGCCTGCAACATCTCGGAGAGCGAGAGGATGCCCGTGTTGGCGAGGGAGACGGAGCTTGCCACGCTAGTCAAAGCGTCACGACCCCGGATGCCACCCCAAAACATTTGAGTGAGTTGTTTGGCCGCTACGGGTGCGCCTTGTGGGAGTGCTTCAGTAGGCGGCGTGAACGTGCCGGTGTACCGGGCGACGCCTTTTGTAATACGGAAGTCCTCAATGCGCCCGTCCATGACGTAGCTAGTAGAGTAGTAGCCGCCAATTGCGATGTTTTCATAGCCGTTGGTCTGGAGGTTTGCGGCGTGGTTGCTATAGGTCTGCAGAGCGCTACCATCGACGTAGAAAACTAGATCGGTGCCGTCGAAAACGAGCGCAACGTGATACCAAGTATTCGTTGATATCGTCGTACCAATGTTACCGGTTTGTCCGCCGTCATAGTATACGATCCACTTCCCGCCTCCTATCGCCACGGCGAGGGTGTAGGCGTTGGTATCCGCCGACCCGTCTAGGATATTGCCGGAGGGGAGGATCTGAAACAGACCGTCGGCAGAGGAGCTGTCAAAGTACGCCCAGCATTCGACCGTAAAGGCTTCAGCGGCGCCTCCCGAAACTGCGCCGATGGCCGAAGGCAGCGCTACGTTGATGTAGCCGCTGTCTTGAAAGTCGATGTACTGCCCGTACTTGCCGCCCGAGTTGCCGGAGGTGAGGCCAGAGGCGCTGGGAGTGACCGTTGGTGAAGCGCTTGAAAGGTCCGTAGTGCTAGACCCATCCAGCAACAGCGTCACGTCATCCCAGTACTCGTCCCCTGCTACGGCTGTTCCTTCGTTAGTTTCAGGACCCGCCTCGTCGAGGCTCAGGATGCCGACGTTGGAGGTCGTGCGGTCGGCGGTTGTTACCGAACCGGGCGTCAGGTCATACTCAATTTTGCTGACCCAGTATTCCGTTCCGGCGTGATAAACCTCGTGGGTGGAGTAGAAGAAGGTGCCGATTTCTGGCACGTACTGACCGCCGGTGCTGATGTTGTACGTCTTGCTGTCGTTTGTTCTCTCGGCAGTCACCGAGGAGAAGTCATACGGGCTAGACGTCGTGAACGTCTTGATATTGGTGTTACCTTGGGGTAGCCCGATGAACTTAGTCCCGGTGCTGTCAGCCGCGTACACAAAAAGGGCGTTGTCGAGGACGGAAGAGAGGTCGTACTTCGTCACATAGGTGCTCGTGGTGAGATCGTATGCCGTGCTCAGGTTCCACTCGTACATGTACTCATCGTGACCTGCGGAGCCATTCGAGTTGAACCAGAAACACTTCGTTCCGTCCGCGTTGAAGATCGGAGCGCCCCAGCTAGCGAAGTTTCCGCCGTAGCCAGTCGGTGCCGCCATACCATCGGACTGTTCTGTCCCTGCGGTAGTCAGGTCGTAGGCGGTGGAGCAGTCGTGATAGAAGAAGTCGAGGTACTGGTTAGTGGCCTGCTTCATGGCGTACACCCGCGTACCGTCGTGGCTCCAGAACCAGTTCTGAGAGGAGTTGTAGGTGTAAGACCAGTTAATGTTCGTCGAGGAACCAGCCGTAGTAAGGTCGTATGCCGTCGATAGGGTCATCTCCCGGATCTGGCTATTGTAAGTCCCCGTGTCATAGTAAAGCAGGTAAACCTTCGTGCCGTCTCCGTTAAACAGGAAGGAGCGTAGCTGTCCCCCGGCGTCGTAAAGGTTGGTCGTCTCTGTGTATGCGGTTGTCACGTCTACTGTCGCAGGGATTGTGCCTACCACGTCCGTAAACGACCCGTCACGCACTGGGTTTGCCCCGATTAGTTTTCCTAGAGACCTTTTACTGAAAGGCATGATTAGCCCCCTTAAGAGATGTCTTCGTAGGATACAGTCATATCAACATAGCTGATTGCCGTAGAATTGGCGTGAAGCTCATCACCCTCCATAAGGTAAATCGGCTTGTTCAGCACGTCTAGTGTGGCACCAGCAGGGATGCTAAGGCCCTTAACGATAAAAGTATCATCATCAGATGATCCAGAGTCTCGGATGATCTTTACATCTACAGTAACAGCCGCCGTGTGTATGTTGCAACAGAGAATGCTGTTTACTTTATACACGTCCCCCGTGGGGACAGCAGATACTACCGCAGCTAGACTAGCTGGGAGAGCTTTAGTTACTGTAGTACCAAAAATCTGTGCTACAGAAACAACATTAGGGTTTGCCATTTAATTAACCTCCAAATACGATGGCCATTGCGATGGCCTTACCAGTTGTGACACCAGCGTTGGCATCTACATAGTCTTTAACCGCTGCCGATGTCGGAACGGTAGTGTCATTATCATTAGAAGCGATAGTGTCCGTAGCGTCCACTATTGCCGAAGCCGCAAAGTCTGCCACAACAAGGTCGGGAAGACTTCCAGAAGGGAGAGTTCCTGTAGTATCAGTGCTAAGGTCTACTGCGCCAGCAGCAATAGTTGCTGTGATAGTAGCGTCAGCAGAGCCATCAAAACTAACAGAACCACTTAAGTCACCACCGAGGGAAATAGTACGACCAGTAGCTAGTGCTGTTGCAGTGTCGGCATTCCCAGTTACGTTACCCTCAAGGTTTGCTACAAGGGTCCCAGTAGAAATGGTCAGGTTGCCAGTTGAGGCTCCGGTGCTGGTAGTCGTACCTACCGTGAACTTGTCTACTGACTCGTCCCAACCAATGAAGGCATTGTCGCCAGTGCTACCACGCTCAATAATCAGGCCAGCATCGTTTGACGCACTGCTGGTGCCGTTAGAAAGCTCGATAAGGCTGTCTGAGACTACGAGGTTGTTAGTGTCAACAGTAGTTGTAGTGCCTTGGACAGTGAGATTTCCGCTAACCGTAAGGTCAGTAAATTGAGGGCTGTCTCCGGTGCCTACAGCCTGCCCGATAGAAAACTGGCCATTGCTGTGAGTTACGCCGGTGCCGCCGCTAAGGTGTTGCACAACACTGGACGAGGTAATGTTAGCATCAGGAACATTAGTCCAAGTTACAGCAGAGCTAAGGTCGTTAGTCTCAGTGTAGCCTGTGATAAAGCCAGAGTCATTTGTAAGGTCGCTGGTCGCTGTTGGTATATCGAAATAACCAAGAGTAGCTGTGCTGCCAGACAGGCTGTTTAGCTTAATGCCTTGGCCAGCAGTACCCTGAGAATTAGGAACCTTCCAAGTGTAAGCTCCACCAAAGCCAGAGTGTGCAGGCCCTTCAAGAGTAAACAAATGACTATCAGCATTAGAGTCTTCACACTGGAGACTAAGTTGACCAGAAGTGCTGCTGACAGGACGAACAACAATCTGCCCAATCGAAGATGTAGTGTCAATACCAATCTTAGTACGAAGGTCTGTGAGATCAGCCGTAAGTGTTACAGTCTGGTTGCCTGACTGATCGAGAGTAAAGCCCCCGTTAGATACCGTGATACCGTTAGAGCTACCACCAGAAATCGTGATAGCAGCGTTGTTAGGCACAGTGTCCGTATTGTCACTGGCAGGAAGCGTCAGAGTGGTTGTAGTTGTTCCAGTAATATGCCCTTCAGAGTCATATGTTACCGAAGGAACATTAAAGGCCCCCCCGTAAGAAAGTGTTCTGGAAGCACCTCCTTCATTAACCGTATCAGCAGTCACAGAGTTGGTGTGGTCAAAGGTTGTGCCGTTAAGCGTCAGACCCGTGCCACCTGTATAGGTAGTGTCAGTGTTATCACTTGCCGGGAGCGTCAGAGCAGTGGTTGTCGTAGAAGTAACGTGGCCCTGATCGTTGTACGTTACCGAAGGTACATTGAACGTATCACCATAAGAAAGTGTTCTAGCAACACCCCCCTCACTTACTGTACCAGCAGTGGCATGGTCAGCGTGAGTAATGGTGATAGTTTCGTTAGTCCCTTGGTTTGTAGTAAAATCGCCTGCCGTTGTTACAAGCCCGGTGCCGCCCTCAATCGTGATTGTAGAGTCGTTAGCTACTGCGCCAGTGCCATCGACATAATCCTTAACAGCAGCAGTTGTAGGAATGCTGGTGTCATTATCACTGCTGTTTAAGCCTTCAGACTCAGTTACAATAGCGGCAGCAGCAAAGTCGGACACTGCAAGATCAGGAAGTTGAGCAGAAGCAAGAGTGCCAGTGCTAATGTTAGAGGCATTCAGATAGTAAGCGCTATCGTTGCCATCTAAAGTGTCTGCGTCTACATTCAGAGCATCAACAAATGCCTTGTCTACAATGCTACTGACTTCAGTATTCAGAGAGCTAGTGATAGCCTGATTGCTGGCATTGCCAATGAAGATGTCGCCATCATCAAGGTTGGGCGTAGCGTTAGAGCGACCGGGACCACTAACAATAAACTCGCCATTAGAGATTGCATTTGCAACCTTACCAAGGTTCTGAATTTTAGAGGTCTCACCAGTTGGAGGAGTATTAGTCAACCCACCAAAAGTCGTGCCGCCGGGAGTAGTGTCTACATATAGAACGTCGCCTTGAGAAAACCCGCTAAGGTCAATTCCCGTGACAAGTCCGATAGCTGTTACAGTGCCATCAGTGTTGTCTGCAATAGAAGAGCTTGTAAGGCCGATTGCTGGCATCTTATTAGCATCATCAGCATCAGCAGGGGCAATCAGCACCTTTTGACCGTTATGACCTGCGATATAAACCGGGACGCCTTTAGCAATCGTGCTGCCGGTTGCGTTACGCACCTCAAGAGTGACTGCTGTACTCTGGCTTACACTGCTGGGGCTGGTATAGTTAAACTCTCCAGTGGACGTGTTGTAGCTGAGTTCTGCTGCATCGCTAGTCGTAAGGCTAATTGCACCTCTAGCACGGGCGTCAGTAAAGTAGAAGTTAGTGGCAGACGTAGAGTCAGTCAGATCATCTGTATTAACAAGATCAACAGTGTTAATCTTGGCGTCCAGAGCCGCCTGAAGACCGTCTACATTGCTGATAATATGGTCGTGGCTGTCGTCTGCTACAGTGGCAGTAATCGTAACATCTGCTGTGCCATCAAAAGACGTAGAGCCTGAGACATCCCCACCAAGGGAAATAGTGCGAGCCGTAGCAAGTTGAGTGGCTTGGTCGGCAGAGGATACAGCGTCGTTAATCTGAACATAAGCAGAGCCAGACCAGCGGTAGATGTCGCCGGTAGCAAGGTCTACATAAATCTTACCAGTCTCGCCAGTGCCGGGGAAGCTAGCATAGTTGGTGTACTCTTCAACATCATCTACATAGCTAGGAAGCTGGCTAGTGGGAACCAGACCGCTGCTATCCAGAGAAGCTACGCCACTTGCAGCACCCTTCTGTGACGTGGGAATGTAGGTGCCAAGGTCACTAATCTGACTCTCAGTGATGCTCAGAGCGGCTTGGTGCTGAGTGACAGAGCTTTCGGTGATGTTGGCGTCAGGCACGTTGGCCCAAGTTACAGCAGAGCTAAGGTCGTTAGTCTCAGCAGTAAGGTAAGTACCCAGATCAGAGATTTGACTCTCAGTGATGGACAGAGCCGCTTGATGTGCGGTTACGTCGCCTTGGGTTACGGTGTAGTCGGTGATGTAACCAGCGCCGTTAGTAAGCTGATTGTTGTTTGTGGGGATGTCGGTGGTCTTAGCAAGAGTGCCAGTGCCAGACGGGATTGTGTGTGTATTAAGAGAGGTAGCAGTGATACCACCTACAGAAATGTTGTTAGTGGTGGTGTTGCCATTAGTTGTAGCATCATCAAGGGTGACAGTGGGTACGTCTGTAGTCAGTGCAAGAGTGCCAGACCCACTAGGAATAGTATGGGTGTTCAGTGATGTAGCCGTAACACCACCTACAGAAATGTTGTTGCTAGTGGTGTTGCCTCGACCAGTTACACTATCAAGAGTATCAACCTCAACAGCGGTGATAGTGGCAAAGCTAAAGGTGCCGTCGCCATCCGCCTTGAGTGCTTGACCAGCAGTAGATGCAGTGTCTACATCCGTAAGGCCAGCAAGGGTAGTGGAGCCATCTGCACCAGCAGGACCAGTATCGCCCTGTGGTCCTTGAGCGCCAGTAGCCCCGGTAGCTCCGGTAGCTCCCTGCGGTCCCTGTGGGCCGATTTCACCTTGCGGGCCTTGGTCGCCCTTAGCAAGTATGGATACCTGTGAGTTGGTATCGGTGATTATTAGTTCATATTTAGCCATCGTTACCTCGTCACGTCTCGAACAATATCTATGTTGAATGTCTCAGAAGAGGTGGTATCGCCATCTGCTTCTACAAACTGCACATCACAAACAGCCACTCGTAGTGGCCATTCAGAAGTCTCAGTTGCCGTAGCAGTGATTGTAAACACACCAGTCGTCGGGCTGGTTTTAGTGATTGTCAGGCTTCCATTGAAGTTGCTATCAGTAATTAGGGTGTCGGTAGAATCCCTAAGCTGACTTGTGATTGTAAAACTTGTGATGTCAATAGCAGTGTCATCCTCTACTAACTTGCACTCAAGCTCCAGAGAGTCACCTCTTTTATGGGTAATAGTCGCCATTATATAACCTCTACAGCGTCAAATGAAATGCCGTATGCGCTAGAGTTGTTGATTGACCAAGAACTGATGTTCGCTGCCAGCCGGAACTGCCCCTTCGCATTGCTGACTACAACAGTCTCATTATTGGCAACAACCCTTCGGACGCTAGGCCAGATGTCAATGGTAGCCTGACCACCGCCGTCAGAGTCTACATCAGCCAGAACTTTGTGCAGAGTGGAAGTGCTGCCAGAACCAAGCTGGATATAGTCACCAGCCTTGAGGTAGCCCGTAGCCGATGTTGGCAGGCCGTCAATAGTGATTTCAGAATCCCCGATAGAAAGTGCTCCATCAACCTCTGGCGTACCCGGTGCAGTGGCAGCAGAACCACGAGGAGTGGCCATATTGGGGTCCCCTAGTAAGAAAGTGCCTCGTCGGCCTTGCAGAGAAAGCAGAAAAGCAATCCAAGGCTCTGCCAAGTCTCGGCGTACCGGAGGAATAGTAACAGAAGCCTCCCAACGCTGACCGCTATGGACTACGGTTTGTTGCACAAAGGTAAAGGGAGACTCACTAACAGCTACTACATTGTTGGCACGAAGCTCGATTTGCTCAATGCCAATAGCTGTAGGAATAGAAAGGGGGTAGGCGATAGCCATTAGCTAAAGACCCTTCGCATCTGACCGCCTCGCTGGCGGGAGTTTACAATCTGAGCCTCAGTCATCTTAGCAATACCCGGTGCGGCCTCTGCAATAATCTTCTTGACAGACTCATCACCGTTAGCAGCGAAGTTGAAACTCTGATTAACTGTTACGTTGCCACCGCCCTCTACGCCTAGCTTACCGCCTGCGCCTCGCTTCAGTGGCAGGATAGCCTCTGGACCAGCTTCTCCCATGAGGCCAGTGCGACCACCAGACATGCCAAACATCGTCGGAGAATTGACGATACCGCCATTAGCAAACTTATAGCTGCCCCTGACAGAGCCTCCAGCAGGCACACCGGGAAGAGGCTTGGGACCGGCCAGAGCTTGAGTAGCTGCGCCAAACACACTTGACCCCATGCCCGGAAGAAGGGCATTAGTAAGAGCTTGCAAGAGGGGTTGGTAAATCAACAGGTCTAGGATTTGCCTAATGATTTGCTCTGCCATGTCGCCGAAGGCCTGACCAACAGTCTTAGTTCCGTCAGCAACTTCTCGGAAGGCATCGATCATTGTGCCTGCAAACTCTCCTGAGACTTGCAGTCTGATCTGGTCCAACTTCTTGCCGTATTCTGTTAGTGCATCTCCGGCATCGTCCAGTTGTTCTGTGCCGGTAGTGGCCTTCTTAGCTGCCATCCCTGTCAGATCAGCGGTGTACTGCTCAAGCTGTTGTTGCCTAGTCACCGATGTAGATAAAGCCGTTCCGGGGGAAACCTCACCGGCGTTCTCAAGCTGAATAAGAAGCTCTCTTTCTTTAGCAATCCGCATCTCCATAGAAGCCACCTGACCGGCAACTCCACGGTCCATGCCCTCTTGCATCAGCTTTGCTTGCCTAGCGGTCCTCTCGAAAGTCTGCTCAATAGACTCTGCCAGAGAGGCACGTTCTCTTTCTACGGCAAGAAGTTTCTCATCGTAATCAAGGATTCTTCCTAGCTCTTCAGACTGATTTTCTAGCTCATCTGTAGTGTCTTCTACTACAGGCACAATAGAGTCAAGAGTCTGCGCAAACTCTTTCCCCAAAGCCTCAAGACTATCCATAGCATTTTCTGATAATTTAATGCCGGGGGCAAAGCCCTCCCCCATAAGCTCTGTGATAATTGCAATAGCATCACGAAGCTCTTGCGCATTTGACGGGTCAACCTCCGAAAGAGACTGAATCTGGTCTTTAATAGCTTGAAGATTAGCTTGAAGCTCGTCTTGCCCATAAGCAAAACCTGCTCTGTTAAGGTCTCTTTGTAGCTTAGAGAACCGACCTGTCATTTTATCAACGCTTAAGTTTACATCTTCAATAGCTTGAGATAACGTCTTCTTGAGCAAAACATCTGCAAATTTTTTAACCTCTGGCCCAAGTTCAGACCTAAACCCCTCCCCTACTTTTTGAAACTGATCTCGAAAGCTAAGAAGAGACGCTTCCGCATCTTCAACAGCCTCTGTTAAAGACTTAAAGAACCCTGATCCATCTAACAACGCTCTAGCAAGGCTTGACCCAATAACAAGGGCTACCCCAGTTACCGCACCCGCAACTCCCGGTAGCAAGCCAGCTAACTGAGCACCCTGCTGTGAAAAAGCGACGAGAACATTTTGTCCAGACTGAACCTGAACTGCGAAGTCACCAAACTGATAACCAGCGTTCTGAATGGTAGCATTCATGCGGTTAGTGTTCTTGCG